ATTTTTTAGATATGCCAGAACATAGTAGGTATACACAAGAAGCATCTTTTGCTCAAACTACACAGCTATCAATCAATCGTGGACATCAGTTCTTAGCAGAACAACGAGCAACGTGTCCAGATGCTCGCATCATCTTGTTAGAAGGTAATCACGATAATCGTCTTAACCTTCACACAACTAATAATGCAAAGGCATCGTTCGGTTTGAAACGTGCTGGTAGTGTTCCTGAAAAATGGCCAGTACTAAGTGTGCCATTCTTACTACGCTTGGATGATCTCGAAGTAGAGTTTTTCGATAAGTATCCTGCTGAACAATTTTGGATTAACCCAAATCTTCGTGCAATCCATGGAGATAAGGCTAATTCAAGTGGGTCTACTGCAAGTCAGTGGGCTAACAAATACCCACATATATCTACAGTGTTTGGTCATATTCACCGAATCGAAGCACAGTACAAAACTGTATTCAACTCAGAAGGACCAATCCGTAGCGTCAACATTTCTCCAGGATGCTTGTGCCGTGTAGACGGTGCAGTTCCATCAACTAAGAGTGGTGTTGGCTCAGATGGTCGACCAGGAGTACACTGGGAAGACTGGCAGCAAGGCCTTGCTGTCATTTGGTACAAAGACACGGGGGAGTTCCGAGTGGAACTCATTCACATCATGGATGGTGTGGCCGTATACAATGGCGTTGAATATAGCGCAGAGAAGGAATAAAATGGATAACAATAAGAAACTACTAATTGGACTCAGTGTAGTAGGTTTATTGTTGCTTGCATACTTTGCAGGTAATGCGGGAAGCAGCGATAGTAACAACGTTGCTCCAACTCCAACTAATACTTGGACACCAGAACCACCAGCACCAAATCCAGTCTATGTAGATGAACAAAGTTATTTAGATACTGTAAATGGAACTTATAATGAATACGTTCTTGGAACTTCTGATTCCGAACTTTTAGATTACGGATACGGAATTTGTGATTACCTTGATTCAGGGTATGACCTCTATGACATTATTGATCTTGTAGTAGAAAATACTACAGATCCAGAAGAAGCAGAAGCTTGGGGTGCAATCACTGCCGGTGCAATGCTTTATCTATGTCCAGAATATGAATATATGCTTGAAGATCTAGATACTACATACTAGGAGAAAAATGAAGAAAACAAGTATCAATGGTTGGGAAGTTATCGATTCGTATAGCGATCCCAAACTAGATATGAAACGAGTACCAGGAACAACAGTTATGCTAAAAATGCGTGACGAGGTTCTACCTTTGTTCTTGGCTCTTGTTGCAGATTATCACCGCGAAGTTGCAAAACTCCGTCCACGAGAGACCGGAGCATTCAATCCTCGCAAATCACAACTCAGTCCAACTAAATGGTCTGACCATGCGTCAGGTACTGCTGTGGATATCAACTGGAATCACGAAGGTGCGGTTGGTCCAAACGGTGGTATGAAGACTATGACCAAGAAACAGATTGCAGCTTGTGCCGAAATCAAAGAACGGTACGAGATCGTAATCTGGGGTGGTGACAAGGCACGAGGTGGCGACTACCGCACACCTTCCTATTGGGATCCAATGCACTATGCACTGAAGCCAGGGACCACTCTCAAGGACGTACGCCGGGTAATTAAGAAGCTTGGCATCAAACCTAATGGCAAGCGTGCTGGTGTCTCATACGGCGTTACAGACTCTCTCAAGAGCATTGTGGCTACTGAGAATGTTCAAGACAAACCAGAGACTCAGAAGGTCAAAAAGGCTGCTAAAAAGCCAGTCAAGAAGGCCACTGTCAAGAAGGTTGCCAAAAAAGCCGTAAAGAAAAAAGCGGTCAAAAAGGTAGCAAAACGAAAAACTAAATAGTATAAATAAGCAAGAGGGCCCCAAATTAGGGGCCCTTTTGGCATTTAAATATCGTATTTTTGCGAGATTATATGCCTACTAGTACTAGAGAAAGATATATCAATGAGTTTATCACAAACTTTAAAAATGTTACCGGGGTTTAAAAACCCATGGCATGCAAAATTCCCAGACAATTGGATTCGTATTGGAGCACAAAATCCTGAGGATCACGTAAAAGCTCTTACAGGTCTTAGACCAGCTTCTTCTGGTTTACCAAGAATGCTTAGTGATTCAGAAATGGAAGACGCAAAAAAACGTGGTGCTAACTACTCACAAAGTTTTGAGATGATGCACGGGGTTCATGCTGTCGTTGATCCAGAAACTGGACATGTTTACCATCATACCGGAGTGGTTTCTGATGAAAATGGTGTCGGTATTGGTCGACATTCTGGACCTCCAGCAGAATTCCCTGCGGGTCCACGTAAAGCTATTCCTGAACATACACTAACCCATTTATTAAGTAGGGGTGGAAAAGTTATTGCAGAACCAGGTGTAGTTGATGCATTTGCAGAAAGAAAAGCTGCAAAGGGTAATGTGGGAGATAGAGCAAACGATTCAAGAAGAGTTGTTGACCCAAGAGTTTAGGTAACTAATGCCTTCAGCACATAGTAACTGGCAGTATCTCGGAGCTTCCGGGTACATTGGCTCATATACCACTACCGGTGGTGGTGGTACCCCAGTAACAGGTCGAAGCGAGATCGACGAATTACGCATGGGTGTGGGTCGTGTACCCGGAGCCGAATATCCAGATGGATATCTCGGCAATATCCGATCTCGTAGAGATGATCGTGGTAAGCCTTATGGCACCGCTGACGCTGTTTTAGATTCTCTGCGAAATCGACAAAACCAGAGGGCATATCAGCGAGGTGTGCACAAGGGAGAGCGAATTGACCCTGCTCAGTACTACTGGCCAGAAGGTTTAGAACCCTCACGTGGTTTAGCAAAAATATCTCAGTATGTAGAAAACGATGGAGCTGTTGTAATTATGGTTCCAAGAAATGCTCCTGAAGCTTATCTTGCACCACCACCGAGCCTTGTCAATGATGGAAAAGCAAATATAAAATCTGATAATCCAATTGAAATTAGCCCACGGGTAACGTATCAATTTGATCACCTAAAACCAAAGTGGAGATAAATGAATACGGCAGATACCAATTATGATCGTACTAAACCTTGGAGACAAGAACCATCTCCTGTAAATGACGATGGTACCTACCCTCCACAAGCTCAACCAGGCCCACGCTATGACTATATGGGTCCTTTTTCTAGTAAACAGGAAGAGTTAATTAGTAGGGCATTGCTGGCTAATACTGTTCCAGGTATACAGTTAGCCGACATAGTTAGACCACCAATTCCTTTGATTGACCCGTTCAGGGCTAGATATGGTTATAGAACTCGAGAAATAGGTATAGCTGATTTGATGTATGTAGATGAGATTTACACCGAACCCCCAGTGCGTTATGACGCTGCTGACCAGGGTTGGGAAGGTACTTTACGTAATGCCCAGGGAGGCGGATTCTGGTAATGGAACAATTAAAGCCAATTGAACTAGGTCAGGTAGAATATAACGGTTCATCTGACTGTATTAAGTGTAAAATAATGATGACTCCTTTAGAAGTTCTTTGGTCAGAATCTTTCGAGCCTGAAGGATTATGCCCTACTTGTAGAGACAAATTCATGCGTAAAAACATGAAAGATAGGTTAAGTTTTTAACCTCCCATTGAAAGGAAAACAATATGTGGGCAGCAGTTTTAGCGGCAGGCCGTGCATTATTGCCAACAATTGGAAGAGCAGTACTTGGCAATGAAATAGGAAAAGTGCTCGGTGGTGGAGAAGGCGGAGGAAACAACGCATTTGATAGAGACCCTACTCCTTCATCTGGTAGAACTCAAAGAAGAGTTATAGAACCCCCACAGTATCCAATGAACAGACAGAGCCCAATTCTTAGAACTAATGTTGAAAGAAGCATGCAATTTAGAAACTATCCAGGACAATAACAATGAGACAAATGGCAAAATCTCTACAGTCTAATGACGGGATTCAACGTATACCAGCAACAACGCAAAATAATAAGCCTAAAGAAAAAGAGACTCAAACTCAACCTTCTACCCCTCCGGGAGGCAATAGATGCGGAAAGTGTGGAGGAAAACATCCAACAAAGACCTGTAATAAACAACCTAAAAATCCCAAATTAGGTGCTAACGGATCTGGTGGAAAAGGAAATAATAAACTTCCAGGACATGGAAATATAAATGTAGCTAAATCTACAAAAAGAATGAGCGGCAGAAGAGGTAACTAATGACAGTTAATATATCACGATCCTTAAATTCACAGCTTTTAGAAGGATCAACAGACGGTAAGTATCGAAAGGTACGACCAAATACCACGGTAGCTGATCCTAATATGGGTGACAGTTTGGTTCGTGCAAATCGTCAATCCTTACATCCATTCCAAAATTATGGATATATTGATACCCAAGAGTCAAGCATGGTGAATCCAGGAGGTATGAATGGTGGTAGAATAGCCTCAGGAAAGGGAGCCTTTTCTCCAGACCTGGATAACATTATGATGGCTCAAAATTATTAATGAATGAATTTGAAGACGAAACTTTAGAAGAAGTGTCTGACGTTAAACACCGTCACAGAAGAGAAGTTCTTTCTCGTCGCACAAAAGAGGAACAGTTATTAACTATTCATCAAGCTATAGATAAATTAAGAGAAGAATATTACGAAGATGGTCAGATTTGAAGAGATCTCTGAAAGAGATCGAAGAAAACGGGAACGCGAAACCCGTCCTGGCGGAAATGCATCTCCAGTAACTAAAACCGGAAGAAAAAGAAAAAATAAAAAGAAGCAAGCTGCCGGTAGAAAACGAGCTGAGAGAGAACGTAATACTGTTCAAAAATGGGTTGAGCAAGAAGATCCACGAGAAAAAGAAAAAGTTAAATACGCAGCACAAGAGTCTGATTTTTCCTGTGAAGGTTGTTCTTGCCATTGTTCTGGTGCAGGTCTTTTAAGTGGAGAAGTAGATCAATCTGATCCACAAGAAGTACAACAAGCAATGATGTTTTTAGATCCTAACTGTTTACATAAACGAGTTCCTGCTACCCATGTTGTGGCTCAAGGAGCAAATGATGCGCCTGTTGAAAAATTGTTAGAGTCTTTTGGTGGAGCTGACGAATCCATACTTGCACCAGACGAATTTGCAATGGGTACTTATTGTAAAGACTGTGCTGACAAAATTATGGCCCATCACGCTAGAACCGACGCCGCAGTTCCCAAAAAATATACTATGGGACGCGGAGAAAATAAATCTTCTGTACTTTTAAGTGTCGGTCGTTCTAACATAAGATTTGCAGCACCTTTAGAGCCTCTTCCTACCAATGTACAACCCGGTAGAAAACTAAATAGATTAAAAGGAAGAGTAAGACGAAGTTACGAAAGCTGGTTAAATAGATCAGCAAAATTTGGATTTGAATCTACAGGAAATCTTGAAGGAGATGTTCGTAAAGTAGACAGCCATA